ATTTCAATATTTCACTACAGGGGCGATAGCATGAGTAAAACAGATATTAGAAACGACGGCGAAAATAAAAAAGAAGCGCCTATTAAATTACATAACTGGTCGTCTGTAAGAACGATTAAGAGACTTAACGAGTTAGTAGATAAATACGATACGCTTTATATCGTTAACCCTGAAGGCGTACCCTTAAAAGTTACGAAGGCTAAGTTAGTATGAAATATATTACTAGCCCATGGTCACATCAAAAAAAAGACGTAGATAAAATACATAAAGAGCATATACAATACTACGCGCTCTTTTATGATATGGGCGCGGGTAAGACTAAAGCCGCTATAGATATTTCTAGAAGTATCTACCTACGTAATGACTCCTTAGTAAAAACTTTAATTATATGCCCTATAGCTGTAGTAAGCCAATGGGCAGAAGAGTACAGCGTACATAGTAAAGTACCGCCTGTAGCTATTCAGATTTTAGACGGTATGACTAAGCTAAACGGTAAGAAGCTAAAAACCGCGCAGCTAAAAATAAAGTTAGAGCAGCTTAATAATAATAAGGCTTCTATATTTATTATTAATACCGAGTCGGTAGGTAATAGAAACTTATGGCCATTACTTTTAGAGATGGGCTTCGAGCTTTTAATAGTAGACGAGTCGCATAGATTTAAAGGTTACAATGCAGTAAGGACTAAGGCGCTACATGAGTTAACCTTACAGCCTACTTTAAAGTATCGTTATATTTTAACAGGCTCGCCAGTACTTCAGGACGCGGGCGACCTATGGAGCCAGTTTTTTATACTTAACCCTGATATTTTGGGGCGTAACTTTTTTACTTTTAGAAATAAATATTTCTACGACTCTAACGCTGGTATGCCTGCTAACGTCCATTTTCCTAACTGGATACCTAAAGACGCTAACTATTATAGAAAGTTAAAGATACCTTACGAAGACGTTAACGATACTCTTAATAAAATTATTTATAACCATGCTACTAGGGTTATGAAAGACGACGTACTAGACCTACCCCCTTACATTTCTCAAACTGTAGACATAGAAATGGGTAAAGAGCAGGCTAGAATATATAAAGAAATGCGCGACGACTTAGTAGCTACTTTAGAAGAAGGTACGTTAGAAAATATAGCCGACTTCGATACAGTTACAGACCTAGACGATAGCGAAGTAATGAGCGCCGATCTAGCTATAGTTAAAACTCTTAGACTAATGCAGATAACCGCGGGTATTTTTACTAACGAAGACGGCGAAGTAACGACTTTAAAAAGTAATTTAGAAGCTGAGTTAAAAGAAATGCTTTTAGAGATATGCGCTAATAAAGAAAATAAAGTTATAGTCTGGTCGATATTTAAGCCTACTTATAATGTAATAGCTAAGCTATGCGAAGACCTAAATTTAAAATACGTTTTTTATAATGGTCTTCAGGATAAAGCAGAGAAAGACGCAGCTAAAAAACAATTTAACGAAGACCCTGCTACTCAGGTTATTATAGCTAACCAAGCCGCGGGGGGTACTGGTCTTAATTTAACTTCTGCTAATTACGATATTTATTATAGCTGGGACTTCTCACTAGAAAAACATTTACAGTCTGCGGCTAGAGCTTACAGGGGCGGGCAAAAAAGAAAGTACACTAGTTATAAATTAGTAACTAAAGATACAGTAGCAGAGAGAAGCCTAACCGCTCTCGAAGAGAAAGCGGCTAATGCTGAAGATATTTTAAAGGTTAAAAAAGAATTTTCTAGAAGTGAGATATTAGGGCTTATCTAAATACTCTGCTTCTGCGTACTGTATAGAAGTAGCAGTATACCCCTTAAAGTCGTAGGTATTTTCGCTTATTATATTGGGCTTTAACTCGCCGCTGGTTATACGTCTCATAAGCTCGCGCTTACTTATTTTTTCGTCTACCTCTACTTCGCAGTTAAAGCTACAATGACACTCTATAGTAAAATTAATAATCATTATTTAACTCCTTTATTTAATAGTTAAATTTATCACTTATATAAAGCCGAATCTATTTTTAAAAAGTAGCGTATATACGCTTTAATTATTATTTTATAAGCCCCTAATCTAGTGTAGCTTTCTGTCCATGCGAAGCAATATTTTTTAATTGTATCGTTCCATACTTCGTACTGTACTCTGTAGTAATACCCTTTATTAATTATTTTAATCGTCATCCCTTACCCCCTCTACTGAAATTATTTTAGCGTCTTTACTTATAAGCCCAGCTTTCTGATAGTCTTTTAAAGTTTTAAAATGCCAGCGCTCGCCCTTCGCTCTAGCGTTAGTATTAATAATAATTATCTGTACTGGCGCGGGCTTAGGCGTGGGCGTAGCAGTAACTTTTATAGCTGCCTGCTGCTCTTTATAAGTTTGCCTATCTTTACAGCCAGATAATAAACTAACCATACAAATAAGCGCGGCGAAAGTTACAATAACAATAGTACCCGCTGTTTTAGTCCCTTTAGGTAATTTTTCGTAAATTTCTTCTATACTTTTTTTACTCATTTTCCCACTCCTTTAATTTTTTCTTAAAATATCTAATACTATCTCTTTTACTTTTAATACTTTCTTTAAAACTAATTATAGCTTTCTCTGCAGCTTCTATCTCTGAGTTAATAGCGTCTTCTCTAGAGGCGAAGACGTACCCGTTATCTATGTCTTCTTGCCAAGCTCTAGTGTACATAACGCCGCCGTCTATTATATCTATTTCGTAAGCGGCTACTAGCATAGTATCTAAATTAATAATAGACCATGTAGCGTACTGCTTTTTATGCTCGTCTTTCATACGCTTAGACATACGAGTAATAGTAGATTTAGCCGAAGCCTCGCTAGAAAATATTTTAGCTTTAAAAGGCTCTTCGTTATAAAAATTAGTACGAGTATTATTTTTTAACTCGGTCTTAGTATAATACTGTCTATTACCCATATCTATTACGAAGCCCTTAGTAGGCTTACTATAAAGCCCCCTTTTACGTCTAATCATTTTTACCCCCTTTCTCTTCTTTAAATTTTTTAATGCCCCATTTTACGAAGTCGGTAAAGCTGCCAAAATGTTTTACTAACTCTAAGTAAGTCGCTGGCTCTATCCTTACGCTTACCGCGGTCTTTACTTCTTTACCGTCTCTAGGCTTACCCATTTTGTCGCTCCATTTTTAAAAGTGAATAATCATATAATGCTTTTACATTACCGCTGTCTAAATAACATATAAATTTAAAAGCCCCTTGCTCGCAAAATTTCGCCCAGTAATGAGCCTGCCCCTCGTCGAAAATTTCTATAAAGTCCTTAACAGAAAGGCAGTTAATAACTCTTAATAATTCCTGAAATTGTAATGCGGTTAAATTTTTCATGTTAAAGCTCCTTAGTTAAATTATTCTTGATTTTCTAAACCTATTTCTATTTCTTCGCCTGTTAAATCTTTCATAACCGAAAGGTAATAATTTTCGTAGCAGTCTCTATGCCATGCTGCTGCTAAAGCTACCCATTTTTTTAACGTGTACTCTTCTCTTTTAATGAAGTATACGCCGTCTCTATACGCCCCTATTAACTGCGGCGGTATGTCTTCGAAGTTATTAAAGTCTTTACTATCGTATGAAAAATAATAGTACGGCCCCCGCTCGCCTTCAGGGTTATAAATTATGTCGATATTCGGGTGTACGTATTTCTTAATAGCCTTTCTAATATTTACCATGCTCGCTTTTTTGTTTAAGTCCATTATAAAACTCCTTAGTTAAAATTAGTACTCGCCTCTACTCTCGTAATAGGCTTCGGCTTCTGCATCTCTTCTATCGTCGTCTAATTTAGTAAAAACTAAAAATAACTCTTCTAATGCTTCGTCTGTTAAATGGTCTATCTTAGGCGAGTACTTAAAAATTTTACTACCCTTACAGGACTTACAAGCTACGTCGTATCTACCGCTGCACATATCCTGTATAAATTCAGGGTCTAGCTCTATATCGGTCTGAGTAAAAGCTAACCCTTTTAACCCCCCTTGTAGCTCTGTACCTTTACCTTCGCAGTCGGGGCATACCATAGGCTCGTAAGGTACTTTTATAATTATATTATCGTCGTCGTAGCTCATAGGTAAATAACAAGCTAAATCATTAATAGGCTCGGCTAAGTCTCTATTTCTAAGAATTAAATTTTTTAAATGCTCGTACTTTATTCTTTCCATTTTCTGTACTCCTTAATAGTAGTTAGTAATAGACTGTAATTATACAGTATTACGTAATACGATACTACTCTAAAGTATGACGTAACTAAATTTTACATAGTAGTAATTATAGCTATTTATAGGCTTTACATACCTTAAATAATTGGCTATTTTTATTACTCTTAAAATTCATAACTAAAGGGGTAAAAATGAGCGACTTACAGAAAGAGTTACAGGGATTACACGAAGAAGAGCAGAGCGACCTAGCCGCCAGCTTAAAAGAAATAAATGATCTAGCTAACGAAGCATACGCAGCTAAACAAGACGCGAGCGCAGCAGAGCAGAAAGCTAAAGACTTTAAAAATAAATTATCTGCACTAATGGAGACTGCGGGCGTAGATAAAATTAGCGCCGAAGACTGTACAGTAAGCGGGAAAATGAAAGCCAGCGCTTCAGTACCTAAAGACTTGGTAGGTAAGGTAGACTTATTTAAGTATATATCTGAGATAGATTTACTAGGTAGATTGTCCGATATGGAGCGCATAGAAAACGCGTTACTAGATATAGCTAATTACTGTCCTACCCTTTTCGCTATGCTTACTATTAACGCTACTTCTTTTAATAGCTGGTACGCTAAAGAGCAGCAGGCAGAAATAGAGAAAGGTAACGTAGATTTTAAATTACCTTTTATTAATACCTACGAGTATTACAGCGTAGGCTTTAGAAAAAAGGCGGGTAAGTAATGAGTAAAAATAATATCCAAATAATTAAAGGACGTCCTGTAGATATGTCTATTATCTACGAGCTAGCAGAAGTAGACGACCCTACGACTTCAGAGTATTACATACGAGTAAGCGAATTTTTAGAGCGAGCGCAGAGCGATACTTATAACCTTTCGTCTGGGCAAGAAGCATGGTTAACTAAAATAGTCGATACCTACGAAGACCAGTATAGTAAAACGGTTTTAAAAGTATGACTTCTAAAACTATCTTTAACTTCGGCGACGTAGAGCCAGTAGCTACACTATGTAACTACTGCGAGAAATGGAGCGACTATAAAAAAGAATATTTTAATAATTTACCTAGAGGCTGGCGCGAAACTGATAAAGGTTATCAATGTAACGACTGTCGAAAAAAGAAAGGACTTAAATAATGACTAAAACAATTTTTAACGGGCAGCTAATGAGCTATGCCCGTATTTCAGAAGAAGAAATTACTATTAAACTACAAGGCGAAGAGAAAGCTATAGTTATCGAGAAAGACGACGAGCTTTACGGCCATTATAAAGCCGAGTACTCAATGCTAGCCGATACTTTAGTAGAGCAGAGAGAAACTAAAGAAAGAGCTAAAGCAGCTAAGCCTAAATTAACATTAACCGACTAGCATAGGGCTAGTAGAAATATAGGAGCGAAGAAATGAGTAAGAAGAAACAAGAAGAAGAGAAAGCGTTAACAGTAGCAGACTCGTACGCAGTTAGTAGCGACTTAGCAGCAGACTTCGAAGGTCTAGGCTTAGGAGCGGGCGAAGAGATAGATACTAAGGATATTTTAATACCTAATCTAATGCTTACGCAGGGGCTAACTAAAGCAGTAGCTAAAGGTAAAGTACCAGTCGGGCAGTATGTTAACTCTACTAATTTATCTGTAGTAGGCGACTCGGTAGAGGCGTTAGTCATTCAGTCGTATAAAGTATGGCAAGAATTTAAAGTAGTACCTAATGGGAAAGACGAGTATTTAGGTACTATCGACTTCTACGGTAACGAGCAGCTACCTTATCAGTACCAAAATGAGAAAGGCGAAGACTGTAGCCGTAAAGAAGTACTAGGGTTTTACCTACTTCTTTTAGACGAAATACAGAACGGCGTCGCTTTCCCTTATACAGTTACCTTTAAAGGCGGGTCTAAGAAAGCGGGCAGAGAGTTAACTAGCCATTTCGCTAAACTTAGAAGCGTTAACTTGCCTTCTTTCGCTAAGGTCTTTACCTTCGGTACTGAGCTAGTAGAAGACGAGCATACTTATTATGTTAAGACTGTAGATATGGGGCGAGATATTACCCGCGAAGAGTTAGGCAGCGTTAAAAACTGGATAGCTGAGCTAAAGAAAAATAAAGACCGTATTAAAGTAGACGATACAGAAGAAAGAGAAGAAGCCGAAGCCGTTACGGTAGAAGCTGAAGTAGTTAACGAAAGTACCGACGGTACTAAATTTTAAAGGAGTTTTATCATGGTTACGAAGAAGAAGAAAAAAGCAGTTAAAAAAGCTACTAAAGTAAATGCTAATAATGCAGCAGTAGTTAGCAGAGTTACCCTTACTATGGGGCAAGCTAATACTATCGCTAATTTTTACGCTAAAGCTGGTAAAAAAGTACCCGCTTTTTTAGCTAAAAAACTAGCTTAATTTTTTAAAGTTTCGGAGCTGCTTAGGTCTTACTGCTCCTTAATCAAACGAAAGACTACGCCCCCTTGAGATAGGGGGCTTTCTACGTAAAGGGGTCTATCATGGGTACGTTAAAATATAATTCTAATAGTAAATTAAATACAAAAAAACCATTAAGGGGCTACTGCTCAGTATGCTTAGAAGAAGCTATTTTTAGAGCTACTTACGACTGCTTAGGCGAAATAGGTAAAAATAGAATAACAGTACTTACCTGTACGCGCTGCTATGCCAGTACTCAATATAATAAAAATAAAGATAACCCTAGAAACTTTTACGGCCATAGTATGTATAAAGAGATTACAAAAAAGCAGAAAGTTAAAAGGTTTTTTGTTAGATTAAAATACTATTTTACTGGTCGCCCTTCGCGTCCTAGATTCGACTTTAGAATATTAAGGGGTAAATAATGAGCTTAGAGGCTAAAAATTATTTTATATTAGAAGCTATCGCAGACCTAGAAGCAATAGAGAAAGAGTTGCCCGCGGTTAGCCCTATCATTAACGAGCTAGCTAAGATAAAAATAGACTTAGCTAAAGACGATAACCAGCTAGAGTTACCATTATGCCAGTAGTAACTAAAGAGACTGCCGACCTAGTTGTAAGGAGCTTCGCCGACTATCATATATTCGGCCTAGACCTAGAGACTACAGGACTTAACCCATATACAGGGGCTAAATTATTTTCTTTAATTATATCTACAGCAGACGAAGACTACTATTTTAATTTCGATGGGACGCCCGACCACTTAGGAAACTTAGCGCCCTATAATACTGTACTACCCCTAAGACTTTTACCCTATATAATAACTGCTTTAAAAGGGGGTACTGTCTTTATTCATAATGCTAAATTCGATCAAAAATTTTTATTAGTAGAAGAAGTATTAGCGCTTAATAGTTGTAGAGTTATCTGCACGTATGCGCTGGGTAGGTTAGTTAATAATTTATTAATATCTTATAGCCTAGACGCTTTAGGTAAGTTAATAGGCTACGAGAAAGACGATAGCGTAGAGAAGTACATAACGAAGCATAAACTTTATACGAAAGTAGACGTAGGTAAAAAGTCGCCTCGTAAAGATAAGCATTATAACTTAGTACCTTTCGATATTATATCTAACTATGGTATGCGAGACGGGCGAGTATGCTACGAGCTAGGTATTTATATTTTAACTAGACTCGAAGAAATGAGCGAAGAGCAGATTAAGCTAGGGCTTTTACCTCTAATGCCAGTAGTAGAAAGAGAAATAGAGCTAACGCCTGTACTCTTAGATATGGAGCATACGGGTATTAAAATAAATAGAGCTTACACTAGAGAAGCCTACGAATACCAGAAAGACCAGTACCAAGAAATAGAGCAGAAATTTTACGCGCTAACAGGGCTAGACTTCGAAGACGGGCGTAAAACATTAACCGCGGCTTTTAAGAAAATGGGGCTAGAGCATGGGTACACTGAGAAAGGTAACCCTTCTTTTAAAGACGAGCTTTTACCTGATAATACTTTAGGTAATTTAATTAGAGACTGGCGACATAGTTATAAGCTAGCTACTACCTACTATAAAAACTTCTTAGATATTGCAGACGATAACGACGTTATACACTGTAATTTTAAGCAAGGCGGTACTTCTACGGGGCGCTTTAGTTGTAGTGAGCCTAACTTACAAAATGTACCTAAACATGGCGAAGACTCTAACAAGTACCCAGTAAGAAGCTGCTTTATACCTAGAGAAGACTACTTTTTTCTAATGGTAGACTATGACCAGATGGAGTACAGACTATTACTAGACCTAGCAGGCGAAGAAGAAATTATTAACAAAATTAAAGGCGGGCTAGACGTACATACGGCGACTGCTGAAGAAATGGACGTAGACCGCTTCGCTGCTAAAACTCTTAACTTTATGCTCTTATATGGCGGGGGCGCTCAGAAGTTAGCTAATGCTTTAGGTACTAATCTACAAGACGCGAAAGCTAAGAAAAATAAATATTTTCGTACCTTAACTAAAGTTAAGTCTATCGTTAACGCCTTAATAAATACTGTAGATAGAAGGGGCTTCGTTACTAATCGCTTCGGGCGAAGACTTCAGAAGCCAGTAGAAGGGTCGTATAAAATACCTAATCACTTTATACAAGGCGGCTGCGGCGACATAGTTAAAATAGCTATGGTAGAAGTAGCTAAACTATTACGGCCATATAAAAGCCGTATGCTTCTACAGATACACGACGAGCTATTAATAGAGTTACATAAAGACGAAAAACATTTAGTACCTAAAATAGTTAAGGCTATGCAGGGCGCTTATAAAGAAATATCTTTACCACTTACCGCGGGTACAGATTATAGTAATACTAACTGGTATGATAAGGAGCCTTATAATGAGAAATAAGCAGTTAATTTATAAAAATATAGACGTAAAAATAGCGTACAAATTAAACGCTAAAGAAGTACAGTGTAAATGCCTTAACCCTTTATGCCATTATACTATTATGGATAATTTACTTTTAGATTTATGGGGCTTCTTTCGCGAGAAATGGGATAAGCCCGTTAAGATAACTTCAGGCTACCGCTGCCAGTCTCATAACTCTAGCGCAGGGGTAAGGGGCGTAGCTAAAAGTAAACATACTATGGGGTCTGCTTTAGATTTACAATTACCTTCAGAAAATAAAGAAGAGTTTATAGCGCTGGCTAAAAAAATATTTCCATACGTTAAAGACGACTATGCTACTTTTATTCATGTAGACGTAAGGGGCTAGACTAATGGCTAAGAAAGAAGAAACTAAACTAGCCGAGAAATGGGACGCCGACTTAGAAAATACCTTCGGTAAAGCTCTAGAGCTAGAAAATATTCAGCAAGTAACTAAAGTAGGTACGCCCGATAGACTCGGCTGCTTACTTGGTTTATTCATAGCCTTAGAGTATAAAACCGAAGAAGGTAAGCCGAGTAAAATACAGCTTTTAAAGTTAGCGAGATATAAAAGAGCGGGGGCATATACCGCGATAGTTACGCCGACTACCTACCCTTTCGTTAAAATGGAGCTTATGAGTATTTACGAGAAGAAATTATTACAGCTTTCAAAATAGATACAGGCTCTACGTTATCTCTTTTTACTTGTACGTCTTTAGTATCGACTTGCCAGCTAGTTAATACTACATGGTCGCAGTCGTCTTTAACTACCCAGCCTACAGCCTCACATACCATTTTTTCATGCGTCCCGATACTATGGTCATAGAATCTAATTTTATATAACTTATGCTCTATAAATTTTCGTCGTTTCATCTATAGCACCTATGCCTTTCGTAGCTACCTTCGTTAGAGTACTCTTCGATAATACATTTATCGTCTACTTCGTATACTGTACAATGGTTAGCGAAGAGTAATAAAATTAGTACATACCTACTAAGTCTCATATATAGCCCCTTCTAAAAGTAGTCGATACCTTTTATCTCTTTCTATTTCTTGGATAGAGAATTGATTATAAAAAAATTCTTTCTCGTTTATAACGTAGACTACGCCCGCGGTATGCTGCCAGTTAGTATGGCCTTTCGTATAACTAAAAATCTTTTCGGCTTCTCTAGTAATTGTACGACTACCTAACCAGCCATTAAACCAGCAGCGGTAAGTAACCCCGCTGCCGCCAGTAACCGCGCTATGCTGCTCTCTATGTGAGCAGGCAAAAATATAATTTTCGTCTAGCTTAGTAAGTAAAGAAGTACGAGCGCCATTTACGCCGTAAGATGGGGGGCTATGCTGTATAAAAAGATTAGTTTTTTCTAACTGGTATTTATGGTTATACTCGTAAAATTCTATCTTTAATCTTTCTAGCTCTAGCATTACTTCGAGCCTGCATATATGAAATAATTGCTTAGCATTTTTTAAGATAAATCTATCTAAGCGGTCTTCGTGATTACCATATAAAAAAACTATATGAGCTTTAGGAAAGCGCCGCCTAAGCTCTTCTAAAAAGTCGCGGGCTTCGTATATTTCGTCTTCTAAAGTACTAACTACGTCAGGGTGCTTAGGGCCATGTAGATTTATATTTATGAAGTCTATAAGGTCGCCGTTAATTACTATACGGGTTACGCCTATGTCTTCGAAAGAATCTAAAACTAAATCGACTATAGGGCGGGGGGTATTAGGTAATAAATGTAGGTCATTAATTACGCCAGTCTTAGTAATACCCATTAAAAGCCGTCCTTAGCTTTAAATTATTAGATAGGTAAATTTTACCTAGTAAAAGTACTAATTACAAGCGTCTGAGCCGTAGCGCATTACTTCTTTACCCCATGGGGTTATACTGGTAGCCCATGTTTTAGCAGAGAAGCCTACTAGGTCGTCGCAGTACTCGTCATTAACTAGAGTAATATTATCGGGAAAGTAAAAGTCGTAGAAGTCTCTACAGTCTAGAAATTTAGAAACTGCTTTTACATTATTTAGGTCGTACCATTGGCAATAGCACCTATCGAATTTTATAGAGTATACTCGGCGTATTTGGTTCTTAATATTAGGAGCTTTACAGCCGCTAAACGTCGCTAATATTATCAATATAACTAGACTCGTTACCTTCTTCTTTAGCTTTCTCAATATTATTTACCCTTATCTTACCTTCGGCTTTATCATAAAGAAGTAAGCCCTTTCTAACTGCGGTATTTACTATAGGCTCTACTAGGTCGTCGAAAAATTTATGCACTATAACCTTAATTAACCAAGCTCTAAAGCCGCCCATAACTGCGCTACCTAGAAGAGCTTTAAGGGCAGTCTTTAAAGCTGCCCCTTTTAAAAAATTAATTACCGCTAGTTTAATTATATGATACATACTTACCCATAAAAATAACCATATATACCCATAAAAAAACCGCTACCATAAAATAACTTACTTGCGGGTAGCGGTAAAAAAGAGCCGTCCATAGCCTATTTTTATTACTTAATTAGTTTATTAATGTCTAATTTTTCGTCGATAGTTTGGGTTAGTTTATCTTTAAGGACAGGGTAAAGAGTCGCCATAGCCATATTATCGTATGGGTTTTTTGAGTCTTCTACTACCTTCTTTAAAGCTGGCTCTAGCGCTTCGTCTAGAATTGAGTTAGCCAGTTTTTTTAGGTCTAGACTTTTAAGTATAACCTTTATAAAAATGTTTTTAATAGCTTCTAAAATTAATTTCATGCGTACCCCTATGTAAAAAATGTTTTTATTTTATCTGATAGTAAGACTACTATAATATTAAAAAAGATAGTAACGCCAGCTATAAAAATAGAAAGTTTTATTTTGTTAGAAAAAACGTCTTTATCAAGTTTAGAAAGTTTAGTTTCTACTGCCTGAATAGCTTTCCTATTTTCCCTAACTTCGTATAATAAAATATCTTCTATCTTTCTGTTAGTCATTACCTAAAAACTTTCCTTCGTTATCGTATGGCCATGCGGCTAATGCTGTACCTGTTAACTCTAGCTCTAAAGTAGTATAAGCCGCGGCTAACTCATGCCCTACGGGTATTTCTATAGCGTCTTCTGCCCCGTCGCCGAAATCATGGCTAATAGTAGAAGGCTGGGCTACAATTTGGGGCGTAGCTGAGTCGCTAAAAATAGCTTCTCTGTAAGCCTTCATTTCTTCAAAATGGGCTAAAGGTAACTTATCGCCTTCATTAACTAAAGCGCCGTCGTGTCTACAGATTTTTATTTTATCGCTTGTAGAACAATCTACCATGTTATGCGTATGCTGCGCTAACTTGCCTTCTAATAAATCTTTATTAGCTTCGTCGAATTTAAAAACTGTAAGCTCTTCTTTAGTAATTAGCTCGCCATACTGACTAGTAAAATGGCTTGGTAAAAATTGTAAGAAGTCGTCTTTGTGCCTGTTCATCCAATAATGCCCGTGCGCAGTACCATTTACGTCTACTTCTATCTTAAACATTTTATAGCTCCTTAACTCTGAATTAATTCAGCAGGTAAATTATTTTTAGGTATAGGGAAAATAGCAGCCGACCAGCCTACTGTACCTGTAGAGTAGCAAGCTATAGCAGAAGAAAAATAATTCCCGCCGTTCCAGCAGCTACCGCCTGCATAACTAGCGCAGTTATCTACGCCGTTAACTAGTACTCTAGAGTAAGCTATAGCGCCATTCCATGCGGCGATATTACCCGCGGGTAAAAAAGAAAAATTAGGGTGAGACTGTAGAGACGCTAGAGTATTACCAGCGCTTAGCCATATATTACCTTGGTTACTAGACCCGCTTAAAGCTATACCAAAATTATTAGGCCCCGAGTAAATATTTGCGTTTTGTTTACTTGCACCGTAAAAATGACAAGCGCTTGTCATGTTAACGTAAACGTATTTATTAGCGGGTACTGTATAGCCCCCGCTCCCTGCTGCTAAACTTTCGGGTATTGCTAAAATATTTTGTACTTCTGTACTCATTATAAAACTCCTAAGCTAAAGAGAGTACCATGTTAGAAGGTAAGCCTTCTGGTACTTCTAAAATGTCCATACTTAAAATAGTGTCTGCATCTACGCCGCCTACTTCGAAAGTAGCGCCTAGGTCTTTCTGTAAGTAACGCTTACTAATAGTAGTATCTATTTCTATTCGTGGTCGGTCTACAAAAATAGTCCTAACTTCTCTAGATACTCTACCCTGCGCGGTTACGTTAGTACTTACCCCGCTAGCTTCGTCTATAACTACGTTATAGTTACTAAAGCCGCCTTTATTTACGTCGATAACGTCGTACTCTCTACCGTCTGTATCGGTTAGGTTAACTCCTTCTAGAGCTACCTTACTTTTACCAGCTACATAAAAAGCGCTAAAGTCTTCGGCGAAAGTAATTACTTTAGAGTTAGTAGCCAGCGTACCCGCTGCCCCGACTTGAGTAACGCCCGCGGGGTTATAGACTTCGATATTATCTATAGCGAATCTATTAACAGTAGTAACGATAAAGCTACCATTATTACCGCCAGAAGAAGCGCCAGTTACTACGATAGTCTGCCCTACTAAAATTTCGCCAGTAGGGTCGGTAGGCATTGAATAGAGCCAGCGTAAAGTATTAGCTGTACCTTGAGCGCCGCCTTGAATAGCCCCCGCCCATGTAGTGTTATAAATTACTAAATTATTACCGCCGTCGTTAACGGCTACAATTTTAAATTGACCGTTATTATTACCGTCTAAGTGACCGCTAAACTCTGCTAACTCGTCTACTATATAACTTGTATCGTCTATAGCTGAAGCGTAAGAGTATACAAAGCGGTTAGCTTTCGCTTGCCCTGCTACGCCCGCCTGAGCTACGCCCCCGCCGTTATATATCCATATATTATTACCGCCGTTATTTACTTTATGAATTGCTTCGTTAAGGTCGTTAGCGGGGTTAGTATGTCCAGACATAGAAACTACTTCGCCTACTGTAAAGTTAGGGTCTACAGAGGCTAAAAAAGTATATTCCCATAAATCTAACTCAGCATTACCCGCGGTAACTTCGGTAACCCCGCCAGCGTTATTAGTCATAACTGAAGCTAAACCGTCGTAGTTAACTGAAGTAATAGTAAAAGAGCCGTTGTTAGCGCCGTTAGTACAGCCTGAAATATCTATACTTTTACCTATCTGATAGTCTTCGTCTAAAAGACCCCCGCCAGAAAAAACATAAAGAGTCTGCGAGCCGATTTTAGAAACTGAAATAATATTTAATGTACTTTTAGCTCTAGCGATAGACTGCGTATTAATAGTAGGCGTAGCTAATGATATAGCTTGCGTATTTTGGGGCGAGCCTAGTCTACCGATAGCTTGAATAGCGCCTGAGTAAGCGGGGTCGATAGATACAATACCATGCTGTACTTCTTTATGTCTTAGTACGTCTACTTCTAAAGCGCCTGAGTCGCCGATATTTTCTAAGTACAATTTAGCTTGCGTAAAAGTAACGGCGTTAGAAATAATACCGCCGTCGATATGTTTACCCGCGCCCTGAGTAAGTAGCGCTTTAATACGGTTAAGGTAGCCGTTAACTCTAAAATTTATAATACCGCCTGCTGAGCCAGCGCCTAACTGAGAATCTATGTACTCTTGATTAAGCCTAAGCGCGTCCATTAACTGCTGGTCTATAGGGCTTTTTGCGTCGGTCTGGGTCGGTGCTATAGGATATGGTAAAGCCATTTTTTTTAGTCCTTTAAAAAATTATCTGGTAACTCTTACTGCCGTCGTTAAAGAAGCCTGTATTTTCGCCGATAAAAGCGTACTTAGCTTTCTGCTCGTCGGTAGCCTCGTCGTAGTCTGGTAACTTTACCCATAACCCTACTTCTAAATCTGTAGTAAATGGGGTACTAACCGTAACGATATTACCTATTATAGATTCTATCGTATGAACGCTATCAGGTAAATAGCTGCCAGCGGTAGGGTTACTTAAACCGTCTAAAGCGCCGTCTTTAAATAATAGTATACGGTCGCCTATTACTAGACAAGCCGCGTCGTCTACTTCGAAAGAAGACTGATCTATTAAGTTAGTTATTTTAGGCGACGGCCCTATAAAGGGTATTCTAATACCTGTATAACTTGTAAATTCTAATTTATATGTAACTAAGGCTTTAGTTAGGTCGATACTTCTAGACATAACTTCTAACTGGTCGCTAAAACCTATAGTACCCCCCTGCTGCGGTAAGTACCTATGTACTACCTGTACGTTACTACCTATAGCAATATTACTTTTATCGAAATGGCACGTAAGAGTAACTTTACCTCTAGCAGTACTAAGCCTACCTAAAAGTCTGTTAGCTCTTTCGGTAGATATTATGCTGCCATTTTGCCCGCTAGTAACCGAAGGCATATCTAACTTTAATTCTTTTTTCTCGCCGAAAGTAGCTATACTGTCGGGGTCTGTAAATTTCTGAATAGTATTATATTTTCCAGTACTAAAATTATAGTCGTACTGGGCTACGATAACGTTAACTACCTTATCAGAAGTTAACCCCCATGTAGGCGTACCCCTAATACTAGATTCGTCTATAACTTGTACCGACTCGTTAAAGTCTACTTGATCTAAAAGGCTAATACCTATTTTAGAATTTAAAGTAATAAATCTAAGGTTAGTAGCTGGTAATAAAAACTTTTCTAAATATTTAAGCATATTGTTAGCGCCATAAACTAGAAGGCTATGTAGCTCGCCGAAAAAATACGAGTCTCTAGTAGCTTCGAAGTCGGCTATATCAATATTAGCGGGGTCGATACCTAAGCCCTGCTCGATAACGTCATAGGTAGGGTCGTTAGCGCCGTTACCTTCTTTAGATAAAAGTATCTGTAATAAAATGTCTACAGGGTTAACGGCGTTAAACTCAGTAACTTGGTAGACTGTATCGCCTACGTCGTGGTCTGTAGCTGAAGAGCCAAAAATACCGCGCGAAAGTCCTGTAATAGTTTTACCATTACCGTCTAGCCCTGAGTAAGCCATAAACTCGCTACCAACTTTTAAAAGTCCTGAAGGTCGCCAGCCTGTAGTATCAGTAATATCTATAGTAGTAGAAGCTGGTAAAATAAAAGTAGTAGAAATATCGTTACGAAATAAAGCAGGCTGCGCTATTAAATTAGATACTTCTTTAGAAATTATAGAATAACCATTAGCTATTTTAGTTACTGAAGTAATTTTAGTACGGGCTATTTCTATATAATCGCTAAAGTCGAAGCTGCCCGTTATATGTCCTACGTAAGCTATTAAGTCTTTCTCTAAAAATTGAGTATCGTCTAACATTATTTTACTAGAAGTTTTATTACCTTCGTACTCCATTAACTGAAAAGAGAAGGTACTAATAGGAGAGTTAGCCTTTCGTACGTCTACAGTTACGCCGTTAATACGCGGCTGTTTTACCTGTAAAAATTCGCTAGTAATACTTAGCCCGCTATCAGGCTCTTTAATAGCGTAAAACTCGCCGTTAATATTTACGACTAAGTTAAGCTCTAAAGTTTTATCTAACTCGTCTTCGTAAGCCATTAAATTACCCTACTCATTTTTATACTAAAGTCATACTCGAAGTCTTTAGTATCGGGGGTTAGTACCTCGTCTACGCCGCCAGTTAAAGCGAAGTTAAAAGCGTCGTCTACTATTTCAGAGCCGCCCGATATTACCGAAGCTGTATTAATTGGGTTACTAGTATTCCAGTCTAGTACTAACTCGTCTACGTCTTTCGAAGGCGTACCTAGTGTTCTATAGATAGCGTACTTATTAAAGTCGCCCCCATGCTGTACCTGAAATGTACCTAGATGGTAAGTCCAGCCGTCGCCATGTAGTACGGGAAAGTCGCCCAAATTAAAAGCAGTAGTACCTACCCATTTAGCCACTGAATTCCATATAACGGTAATTTGCTGGTTAGAATCTCTATGCTGTACCATATAGACGCTATCACTATAAAGCTCGCCAGTTAAAGGCTCTCTAGTAAAACCGCCAGACGCTTCGCCAGTAAAATTAATTAAGTTACCCGCTGCCCCTTCGTTATCGGCTAATATATTTACAATACCGCCTGCGCCCGCAGGGGTATCATTGTACTCTGCTGTCTCGGCGGGGGTTACTATGTCGCCAGTAGAAGGGATAATAGCAGGTATGGGGCGCGATAATTTAAAGCCCTTACCTTCTAACTCCATTTCTTCGTACTCTACTTCGTCACTATGTATAAAATAATTAAATTTACCGCCTCTAGCTGCGTGGTTATTTACAAAGTCTACCATAGCTTCTTTTATTTCTTTCGATTGAAAAATAAAATCTATATCGTAAATTTTCCTAACATAATTATGCGCAGTTTGGCGCTGCCCATTGTTAGAAGAAGTAACTGTAGAGCTATGCTTGTAACTTTCGCCGATGGGGTCGCCTTCAGGGGGCGAGTCGAAAGTTATAGACTTCGGGGTTAATGTATTTAATTCTATGTATTCTATCTTAGGTATAAAGTTAGCCATTTTATATTACCCTTAACTCTTTATTTCTAAACTCCTGCGCGTCGTTTATAGAGTCTATTAAGTTATCTACTGCTGAGTCGTCTAATAATACAGGGTTATTAATAGTAATATTAGTACCCCCGCCGCCTAGACTATCGCTATTAATAGCATTAAAGAGCGTACCTTGCTGGCGCTGGTTTAGTACAGCTTCACCCGCGTTACCTCTAAACAATGTACGGTCGCCCGTTGCTGAGTTACCCCCTAAAATACCGCCTTCTTGAAAGCCTCTAATAGTAGAAGCTGCAATAGCCGCTAAAGATAAAGAAGTATTAGCAGTAATTAAAGACTGTAAAGTACCTTGAGTAATACCGAATACCCCTAAAGCTGCAGGCCCAGCAGCCGCAGCCGCGCCAGTAGCCGCCGCCGTAGCGTTAGCTCTAGCTTGCCCGTCTGCTATTAAAACCTGAGCAGCAGCCGCAGCTTTAGCTAATAGAAAGCCTACCTTAGTCTGCTTACCAGCTATAGCGTTAATAGCGTTAGCAGTATTAGAAGCTATATCTATAGCTGCCTGATCTGCTAATAAATCTAACTTAGCTTTCGCTTGCCTTGCTTTAGTGTCTTCTTTACGTGCTTTATCTCTTAATTTTCTTAGGGCTATCTGCTGTTTTTCTTCGCCCTTTAAGCCTTGTATTCTAGCTACTTCTCTAGCAGCTTCTTCTTTCCCTAGTTTATCCTGTAGGTATTGAAAGTCTATCTCGTCGTCTAGCGCTCGCTGCTCTGCTGCTGCTAGTTTAGCTTCTTGCTCGAAGGTCGCTTTATCTACGTCTAACTCTCTTAGTACGTCGTAAAGCTCTTTCTTTTTTTCTTTAGTTAATTCGTTATCGGCGTCAGTCTGAGCCTGTAGCTCGTTATTATGTAGCGCCTGAATACTTCTAAGGTTAGCTAACTGCCCTTCTAGCTCTGCCTTTCTCGCGTCGAAGGCTTCAGGCGTACTAAAAATAGAAGTTAATAAAGGGTCGTCGTTACTAGCTTTTAGACTTTCTAGCTGAGCTTCTACGTCTTTAATAGCTTTAGCGGGGTCGATACCTTGCAGGCTATCTAGTTTTTCTCTAGTTACGTCTAGCTCTTCGTTAAGTCTACCTAGTCTATTATCTGCTAGAGCGCTATTAAGTTTTACAATATTAGGGAATAGCCCGTCGCTACCGCCTAGAAAGTTGTTAACTATCTTAGTAGTATTAGCTACGTCTTCGGCTGTAGAAGAAAGTCCTTTTAACTCTGCGTTAGCTTTCTCTAATGGAGTACTAGCGTTTAGCTTCTCTAAAAAAGCGGTATAGGTACTAAGTACAATATTAAAAGACGGCGCTAACTCACCTACTAAACTTCTAGTTAAATTACTAAAAGCATTTTGAAATAGTTTTATACGTGAGTCTGTAGTCTCTAACGACTTACTAAACTCGTCGTTAAGAGCGGTAGCATTTTCTAACTCTTTATTAGCTAATGATAAAGCTCTATCGAATTCGCTAGTATTAGAGGCTAGTACAGGTAGTACCTTCGCTACTCTAATACCTTTAATATCTAGCTGCGCTAAAGTATTTACAATATTACCGCCCGACTGTTTTATACCGTCTAACCCTGCTACGAAATTTCTAAAAAGTTTAGTAGGCTCGTCGCCGAATTGCTTTTTAATCTGGTCGCCAGTCATACCAGTAATACGCTCTAGTATCTGCATACTCTTACCGCCCGACTCTATGGCGTTATTTATCCCTTGGAAAGTTTTAGTTAAAACCCCGCCCGCTTCTTCGGCTCTTACCCCGAAGCTCCTAAGCGTCGCCCCTAAAGCTGCGGCTTCTGCTGAACTAACCCCAAATTGCGCGGTAGCTCTAGCTACTTCGTTAGTCATTAAAACTATCTCGGCTTCTGTAGCTGCGAAGTTATTACCTAGAGAAACGATAACACTAGCGAAGGTATCAATATCGTCTACGCCTTCTTTCGTTACTGTTAAAATTCTAGTTAATGTAGTCGCGGCTTGGTCGCCTTGAATATTTGAGACTCTACCTAGTTTAGCTATAGTCTCGGCGAAGTTAGTTAAGTTTTTTACGCCCTTTACGCCGAGCTGCCCCGCCGCTGTACTGATAGATAATAACTCTTTCGTAGAAGCGGGAATAGTTTTAGTTAAGTTAGTAATATTATCGGCTAACTCTGTTATTTCTTCTTCGGTTAGGTTAGCAGTCTTAGCGGTATTGATTAAGCCAGTCTCGAAGTCTCTAAAGCCTTGTACCGCTTCGTTAAATTGGCTTCGTAAAGCTGCCCCAAAATTAACCGCGATAATAGAAGAAAGATTAGCTTTTAAAACGTCGCCGAATACTGAAGCCTGCTTAGTAGCTTTCGTAGCAGTTTTACCCACGTCGGTTAAGCCTTTCGATAAAGCCTGCATAGTTTTTAGAGCGTCCTTACCGTCTAGCTCTATTTCCATTTTAATAGAATTAGCCATAACTATTTACCGTCCTTAACCTTTATTTTTTCATTTCGCCGCTGCTCTATGATATTAAATATATCTATAATTTTAGCTGGCTGCTCTGCTAGAGTACCCTTAAATGGTAGCATACCTTTCTCATAGAAGCTAAAAGCCTCTAGTAGAAAGTCCATACTATTATTATAGTTACCTATGCAGCTTTTATATAGTACATTTTCTATTTTATATACCCTAGTAGAATAGTCGTAGCAGCCTTTAGGCTTTCTTTTCGCGGCTTTATTAATTTCTTTATAAGATGCTGCGCATTGATTACAATTGAATTTTTTAGGCTCTAGAGCTACTTCTAGCCCTGCTATTAGATAGACGTACTCGCCCATAGTTAACCCTGATTTATCGCTAATTTCGTTAGAAATAAATAGCCATAGGTCGCTTACAGTATGGGCGTTAATTACTTTTTTTTAGTACCGCTTTTTTTAGGGGGTATTACTTCTACGCCCTCGATAGGCTTACCGCTTACAGGGTCTAGGATAGCTTCAGGTATGTTAGCCCCTAGCTCTGAAGCGATATAAAGTAACTTATCACTTAGGGGGCAAGCTAGTAACTCGTTAACGCATTTATCGGTTAGCTCGTCTATACCTTGCTCGAATTCTAATTTATAAGGCTTACCGTCTTCGTTAGATAGTCCTTTAACTTCTTTAAGAGCATACTTTAAATTATAAAAACAACTTAACCCGACGTCTAAAGAAAGGTTACCCTGCATATATCTAGTAGAAGCTGAAGCTACTTTATTTCTTTCGAAATAAGTAAGCTGCCTAAATTTTAAAATTAATTTTTCTTTCGCGCTTGCCTTAATAGTTATCGAGTACTCTCTACCCATAGGCTGTACAGTTATCATAGTTAACCCCCTTATAAAAAAATAGCCCTAAATTCTTAGGGCTATTATATCTATTTAATTTCTGAAATGTACAGGGCTTAAATAAAGGCTAGAAAGATAGTATCGTTACCAGCGTCTCTATGAGCCGTACCATTAATGGCGTCGGTTAAAATACCGTCTTCGTCGCCTGTAGTAATTTCTGGAATTCTACAGTTAGGCATATAGAAAGCTACTACCTGTTCTTTCTCGTCTTCAGAAGCGCCGTAGTTATTAGAGCTACCAAAAATAGAAAAACCTGTATTGTCTTCGAATAGTTCGAATAAATCTACGTCGTCATTTTCCATATAGGGGTTAATAGTAAAGCCCACTTGAAATTTTGTAACTCTGCTCGATATTTTTCCTGAGCAAGAAGCGGTAGAAGTCAAAAACCCTAGAGTATTCGTAAAAGAAATACTTAAAGAGTTTAGAGTTAACTCGGTAGCGTCTTTATAAACTTTAGAGCATAACACTACTGGCGGCTCTGCCCCTTCTTGAGAGTCGTAAGCTGGGTCGAAAAGCGGCGTACCTACTTCTCTAGCGAAGTCTAAACCTTCAAGGCTAAAAGACATTTCTGGTAACTGTCCTGTAGCGAAGTTAGCAAGCTCGGCGCTTACTGGTCGCATACCTATAGCTTTCTCTCTAATTTCGCCGCCTAAATAATTCGTTACCGATAAAGTAGGCTGTCCTGATTTATGGTAAAACTGCGTAGAAGCTGAAATTTTCACGTTGTCAGAAAATGCAGACCCATACGGTACGAGAAGAGTAATACTTTCAATACCGAAAGTACTGTCTACTTCTACGATAGGACTAACATGATCTACGCCAGCAATTTCGGATTGCTTAACTTTTACGATATGTCCTTTCTTATACTGTAGCTCTTCGCCGCCAGTTAAGAAAAGTTTAGTAGTCGTATGGCTAGTTAAAGAAGTCCTTTCTAGTAGCGCGTCCTTACCCCCTAGAAGAGCTTCGTAAAGCGCTGCCGTTTCTGGCTCGTCGCCTTCGTTAGCCCCTGCTTTAAATTCAGTCGGTACAGTACCAGCCATGCTTTTTTGCCCGACCCTACTAACTACCGTTTCTACTGTAGAAGTACGATTATTTCTTTCTAATAATTCTTTAGTCGGTACGAATTCTAACCCGTCTGATAAAACTTCAGCAGCAGAAGCGCCCGCTTGCTCAGCTTGATATACGCCCTCGGTAGCTTCTTTCTCGATAAATACGCTGCCGTCGTCTTTTACTAATCCATAACCCATTTTATAACTCCTTTAACAATTATTTCTAAATCTATATGTATATTCGAAATTAGCTCTTAAAACTACTGTACTATTTTCGTCGAAATGCTCAGGCGTTTCGAAACTAATGCCACTAATTAAGAGTACTCTATAACCAGACGTAGGTAAAGCTAACTGCTTTTTTTGAAGGTCTTTTAAAATACAGTGAGCGGCTGTATAAAGGCTCTGCAATGCGTTAGCCTGAGCGCTATCGTCGTCTTTATTCATATAATCAGTAGTTAGTATTAACTGAAAAGTATGCTCCATAGTTGTAAAGCCTAGAGCAGAGCCTTCTTTAAAAGTCGCGTCTTCAGGTATAAAGCCATACCTTTTAGATAAGCCCCTTTCTGAATTTTTTAAAATATCGTATTCATAATCTAACCTAGAAAAATCAGGTATAAGAACGTCTATTACGTTTTTAGTTTCGTCGATAATTTCTTTTACAATATCTACCGCCATACTAAACTCGTAGAAGTAGTTATATAATTTTCTCCGTCGTCTAGTACGCCGTCGTCGTCAGTATCTAACTGAAGGTAGAATAGATTAAACATAGTATGGAAAGAGCGCTCGTAACGTAGCCCCTGCCTTTCCCATTTATCGTTTTCGTCGTCGCTTAACTCGTCTAAGTAAATCATAGAAAGAGTTTTATAAAGGCTAGCCTGCCTTAGCTGCTCAGGCTCTAATAAATCATACTCGTTAATATCTGAAAATTTAATACCTTCAGTTACTAAAGGGTTATTTTTATCGGCGTTACTTATTTTTCTATTACCCTTATTTCTTAGTAATTGAATAATATCTTTTCTAGCCTGCTCATGTTTTAAAACCCACGAAGCGCCGTTATTAAATTTAGATACTACGTTAGAGCGTACCCCTTCTAAATCTAAATCGTTAGAAAGTAGTACCCCCATGCCTTGTATTTTCGTACCGACACTATGACTAGTATCGGTTTTTAATCTAATAAAAAATTTCGTTTCGCTGTCTACTTCTGCGGCTTTCCAGTTAGAAGGTTTTTCAAAAAATAAAAAACCAGACTTAGAGAAGTCTTCGCTTTCATCTAGTAAAGTATTTAACGGCTGCCATATAGACCCGTCGTAATACTCGGCAGACATAACGCCCCCGCTGGTATTCTTAACTTCTAGCTCTACGTAAAACTGCTTAAATGGTTTATAGTGCCCTACGTATATATATTCTAATTCTTGTAACTCGATAGCAGCAGAGGCCGTACCGAAGTCTTTAAGTTTTTTACTATAATCTGTACCGTCGTATTTTATTGTTAAAAAGCTCATATCTTTACCTTATTTATGTACTCTTCAGTTTTAGATAACTGCTCTAGCTTCGTTATAATATGATCTGGTCTTACGAAGTCTAGGGGTCTATTAAATTGTACCCCGAAAAGCCTAAGAGTAAAAGCCGCCGACTCAGAGCATATCGTACTATAAGCGCCGTCTTTAAATAAGTTAGCTAAATTTTTGATGAAATTAATATTTAATTTTTCGCCTAGGTCGTATATTAATACACCGATAATATTAAGCCCTGAGTATGGAGCTTGTAAGCGGTCATTAATTTTTGAAAGAATACCCCTAAACCGCATTTCGGTACAATCTATCTCGTACTCTTCTACTATCCTATTACCTCTAGCGTACCATTTATCTATAAGCATTTTATGGGCTTCGCCATGGCTAGACTCGCTAATAATAGCCTGCTTAGTAAATGGGTCTTCGTACCTAGTATAGATATGGTTATATGATTTTTTTATGTACTTTCTAATAAGCCAGCTAAAAATATAATTACTCTTAGAGGCTCCTATATAAAGTTTCATTACTTAACTTCGTTTAGTACGTAATTTACGTAAATGGTTTTAGGGGTAGCCCCGTTATTAGTAAATTTAAGTCTAAACTTTAGCCCCTGCATTACGTCGGCGTCGTATTGGCTTCTCTGCTCATAGTACCCTGATTTATCTAAGTACACCGACTCACCAAAAATATTTACTACAGTTTCGCCCATTAATACTTCGAAAGTAATAGAGTCGCCTAGCTCGCCGTTAATAATTTCTATGGCCTCTAATTTAGCTAATGGGTAAGGTACTACGAAGTCTAAAGGAGTCTCTACGCCAGCGGGTACATTTTCGTACTTATTACCTTTAATTCTTTTATAAAGGCTTTTACTTTCGTCGCCTACTCTAACAGTCTTAGCGGCGAAGGCTTCTATTTTTAATTTATGTATGCCGTCTTTATCTTTCTCAGGCGTCCAGCTACTACCCATGCTATGCCTCTCTTCTTACGCCTTCTACTATGCATTGTAGCTTAGAGACTTGGCTTAGGTTATCTTGAATAGTTATTTTAATATAGTCGTCGTTACCTACTCCAAAAGTACCCGCTCTTCTTAAAGGGAAAGGGGCGCTTATAAAAGAAGCGGTAAATTTATCTAGCCCTGAAGGTTTATCTAAAAAGAAGTTAGAGTTACCGCCGAAAGTAAATTTATCCGCGAAGTCGTCGGTAGCTTTAATTAAAGGTAACGTAACGATACTATTATTAGTTTTTATTTCTACTTGAATACCGTTAGTTAAATCTGAGTTACGCCCTAAAAAATTAGCGTAAGTAATACCGCTGTCTAATCCGAAAAATTTAATTTCACTTATAAATAGATCGTCTAGAGCGTCCATAGGGAAAGTATACTCTACGCCCCCGCCAGCGTTAATATTCATTTCTATATTAGCTGGGTCACCCCCTGAATAGGGCTGTACTATAAAAAGCCCTGATACGTCGGCGCTAACGCTTTCTACAGTACCCTCGATACCAAAAACCCCTAACCGCGGGTCTTTAGTAGATACTGAAGCCTGAATTACTGCGCTTCTTCTCTGTAAATTATCGAAGCCCCTCTGAGAAGGGACTGTACCTGTTATATTAAAGTCATCTATAGTTAAGGCTTCGCCAGCCTCGCCTATAGTCTTAGCCTGTATAAAAATAGCGGCGTTATCGTCTATATCTAAAGCCCTATAGTAAGGCTGAAAATTTACGAAGTCCTGATTAAGCTCTAGGATAACTCTAGAAGTAAATTCTAATTTAGTCTCGCCGCCTGTAACTGTAAAAGTTTTACTAAAGGCTGGCGCTCCTTCGGTAGCTGCAATATCTATAATAAGCGTCTGCCCATCTGCTACCGAGTCCATGAAAAAATAATTAGAAGCAGACTCGCCTACGCCAGATAAACTCTCTACGTTAACTTTTTTAGTCGTTGCTAATTTTCTAATACCGTCTTCTAAAACTACGTCGGCGGCGTAAACCTCGTCGCGTCCTACTATCTGAGTAGTATTAGAGCTTTCTTTCTGCGAGAGATCAGTGCCCATTATTAAAAACCTTTATTAAAGCTCTAAGCCTACGATAGTATCGTAGATAGCAGCGTCTTGGTTATCTTGGTTATATTTTTTAACTCTAACCTTAACTCCAGCGGCTACCCTTTTAGGTCTATTACCGAAATCTACAGCGCCGTGATTATTACCCGCTTTTATATGAGCCGTACCAATAGTATTATAAGTATCAGACCCTACAGCAGTCTCTATCTGTACGTCTATTCTAGACCTAGCAGAAGAAGAAAAAATAACTCTATTTAAAAATAAAGTCTTTAGCGCCGTTACTGTATAGTCGTGGTCTTCTGAAGTATCTTTAGTTACGTCTGTATCGTCGTAGTTATGTACTTCTATACCGAATTCACTTTCTCCTACTGATACGGGTACTGGGTTAGTCGCGCTATACGGCGTATTGTCTTCGTCGTGTAACCTTACTTTCTGTCCGCTTTTAAAATCTGTACCCATGACTATTCTCCCTTAAGCTCTTCGAGTCTTTTCTTATTATTGGTTATTTCGTTTTTAATTCTTTCTATTTCGTCCTCTTTTCTTAAAATTTTTACTTCTTTCTCTAAAATAGAATTTTCTAAAACTCTTATTTTTAATTCTTTCTCTTTCTCTACTAGCTTACTCATTACTTAGCCTGCCTTCTATAGTGCCTTCGTACGGGGCGGTATCCTCGCCGCAGTTATTCACTTCTAAAAGTATAACCTGTCCAGCGGTTACTTTAAAACTATTATAATTAAATTCTACGTTAAAGCCGTCGCCCCATGAGCTACGCTTAACTTTATTTAGACTACCATTTATTTTTGCCGTGAACTTGCCGTAACTTTCGCCGCTAGCTTCTATATGGTCTAGGTAAAAAACCTTTCCATCGGGTACTGTATAACTTACTAAAGTAGTAGGGTCGTTTAATTCTATGGCGGCGTCTTCGTTAAAAGTAAAAACGTCTTCGCCTATGTCGCCAGCGGTTACTTGCTGAGTATAAAGGGGGCTGCCCGCTTCGTTGCCTATCCTTACCGCTATCTTATCTAGGATAGTCTTTAAAAATTTAGCTTGCTCTAAGTCTTCGTTAGCGACTGTAGGGCGGCTAGATTTATCGTACGAGTCGAAGCCCATTATTTACCTTTTTTCTTACTTGCTTTTTTCTTAGCCTTTTTTACAGGCTCAGCTTTAGGTCTAGGCTCTTCTGTTTTACCAGCGCCTAACTCTATATATTTTTTTTCTACTCTTACCCATGCTATCACGTTAGACCCTTTAGGGTATATAGTAATAATGTCGTTAGCCTTAGCAGTTTCTAAAGTTAACTCGAAGAGTTTAGCTTGTAACTTAGTCTCGTTTTCTGCTGTCATAAAAACAGTAACTAAGTCTCGTCGATTATCCATTTTATTCTACTCCATTAAAAAAGGCGGGCATTAGCCCGCCCCTTTATTTCTAAGAATTACTTAGTTAAATTAAGCGTTATCGCCTACAGAAGAAGCCGACTTAATAAGCCATAGAGCTTGGTCTTCTACGATTTTATATTCAAAAACTCCATACCAGCCAAGGTTAACGAATCTATTCAACTTATCGTAAGGCCCTGTAGCTCTCATTTCGATAGGGTGTGACTGCCCTACGCCGAAAGCATTAAAACCGATCATGTAAGAAGTATAAACGTCTACGCCAGCCGCGCCGCCGTCTGCATTGATAGTACTTAGGTTATCTCGGATGACCCGAAATCCCTTGTACATACCTACCTCATTTTTTAATAGGCTTTCTGGTAACGAATATTTATGAGCATCAATCCAAGAATTAGCCCCAGACCCTTCTCTAATATCGTGAATAACATCGTCGTGAGCAATCATAACGAAGTCGCCGTTAGCTACGCCTAAAGCGTTAGCTCTAGCTAGTTTATTATATGCTTTACCCATTAAAGAGCCAGTCATAATGTCGCCCGCTACTGTAGATACTTCGTCAGTACCAGAAGCGAAAAGGACATTACTAGAAGCGTCCATAGCTAATAGAGCTAGTTTATTATCAGTACGCCCAGCATTGATTCCTACAAGTCTAGCGGCGGCTCTATCTGCCATACCTTTAGTCTGTAGAGAAGCCAGCTTAGTAGTAGTAACTACTTTACCGAATTCTTTAGGGGTAACGATAACTTTAGAATCTACCATAGCTTCTGAGTCTACGTCGTCAGTCTCTACTAGAGGCGTAGTAGCTAGAGCTAGCTGGTCATACTTCGGTAGGCTGATAGACTCAGCTTGGAAGTCTTTTTTAATAGATGCGAATTGAGCAGCAGACCCTTGTTCTGCTAGGGCTACTCTAAACTCTGCGTCGAATTCTTTTACGATAGAGTCGTCTACTTGAGCCGTCCCTGATAAATTAATAGTAAATGCCATTTCAATACTCCTTTAATTGTTAATGGTTTTTATTTTCCGTATTTCTTTTTAATAGCTTCTAAGTCCTTTCGACTCGTACAAGCGTCTAACTCTTCGTAGTACTTCTCGTGGTCGGTCTTATTAACGTCGTCGTTTTTAGGTTTTTTGTCTTCGCCGCTATCCATAGTTTTTTTCTTAAATAAGTAACTATGCGACTCTCTACATTTACCTACGAAGTCTTCGATACCACTAACGCTTAACTCGTCTTCGTTAATAGAAAGTAAGTCTTTATGGTCGGTAACTTTTAAAAGCATATCTACATCGTGGGCGTCTTTAGCGTGCTTAGACATTTCTGCTCTTAGTTTTTCTCGAAGTACGCCCTGCGTACGAGTCTCTAAAGTTTTAGAAAGTTTAGACTTCTCTTCTCTTTCTACTCTTAGTAACTCTTCGAGCTTACCTTGCTCTTCTAGTTTCGCTTTCTCTGCCTCGTTAATTTTTTCTTCAGCAGTTTGAGCGCGACTTTTATTTTTCTTACTTTCGTCTTCAAGTCTCTGCGCTTTACTTTCTAATGCCTTCGCCTTAGTACGCTCAGCTTCTAAGTCTTCTTGAAGTTTTTTAATCTCTTCTTCTGTCATTGTACTAACCCCTGAGCCTTCGCTCCTTGATCGGTAATGCCTTCGCCTTACCTAATTATTATTACCTAATTTTATTCTAAGATCAACTATACCGATCTGCAATCTTTTTAGCTGCCCTTTCTAGTCGGGTTAATATCTCTTCGGTTATAGTATTATTAAACTCTTCGCCCGACTTGGTAGGTAGCATACGCCTAACGGCTTTAGACTTACCCGCGCCGCGTCGGTTATGAATATCGGCGAGCTTATCTCGCCAGTCAAAAATAAGCCTAAAACTTTTAGCGAAGCCGCCAGTAGTAAAGACTTTTAAAGCGTTATGTAACTGCCCAGTTAATCTAAGAGTTACGGGGCTGGCTCTTTTAGTCGGGCTAGCTGCTGAAAAGTTAGGGTCTTCTACGCCTTCAAAATATACAGTTTTACCGCCGATATTTCTATACATACCCCTACCCCATATAGCTTGCTTATAAGAAGTAGAATACTTTTTAAATTTACCTTCGCCTTCTACTGGCGAAATGCCTTTAGTTATGTCTCTTAGTAAAGCCTGCCTAATAGCTTTAGGCGCTCTAGCGCTAAATTCTTTACGTACCTCTACTACTAATTTAGGTACAGCTTGTACTATTTTATTATTTTGTACTTTAACCCCTAGGGCTTTCTGTATCTTTCTTGGTATGGTTATCTTAACGCCCATTAGAGCCGCCCATTTTTTCGAAGCTCATTAAGTAGTAAGCCTTCTATAACTTCGTCGCTAAATATATCGTTAATTTCTACGCTTACGCTATCAGGCGTTTCCGTTGCGCCGCTAATAGTACCTACTTCTCTAGTTATATTTTCGAAAGCGTCGTTAGCTTCTTCGAGCGTATCGAATTCTAAAACGTCTTCGACTTTATACCTATCGAGTATTCTATTTATGCCTTCTGTAATTGAGCTTTTAAAATTTTGGGTAACGTCTGGGATAAAACGACGTTTAGGGAAAGGGTCTTCTTTTGAAGCTGCCCAGTTTTTAGCTTCTTGGCTTAACTGGTTATGGCCGTCGGCTTTAGGAGCTTCGCCCCCTCTAACTCCTACTTCTAAAGTATCGCCGCCTAAGTCTCTTACTTTTAAAGCTGCTAGCAAGTCGCCGTCTAATTCTAGCTTCGCTAACCTTCTGCCTTTATGATTTACCTTCGCGTATTTCTTATCGAGTATTTTAAATTTACCTTCGCCTTCTACTGGACTAGTACCGTTACCGACGTTTCTAAGTATTTCGTTAAGTAGGTAGTTACCCGCTCTACGTTTAGCTTCTTCGCGCTGGTCGTCGGGTATACCAGTAAGGTCTAAAGATAATGTCTTAATAACTTCGGTTACGTTACTCATAACTTAAAATTACATTTACAAACTAGGCATTTTCTATACTTGGTATTTAATAACCCTGTATCGTTATAAAACCTAGTTAGCTTATGTACCCCCGCTAGGCATAGTATTTTATCTAAGAAGTTAATTTTAACTAAATGCTTACTTTTCATTTTCTTCTATGTCTTCGTCTTCTTCTTCAGGCTCGCCTAATAGGTCGCGCATTTTCTTAGCTCGCTTTTCGGCTTCGTCCTGTATTTCTTCTTCTCTTTCTCTAGCTTTATTATCGTCTAAGTTAGGGTTAATAATTAAATGTTTTTCGTGGGCTAACATTAGCCCTAGCTCTTCTCTAAGTCTTATATTTTCTAGAGTCTCTTTATCGCTAATAAGTACTTTAGGCTTTTCAAAATAAACTTCTATTTTATCAGAAGAGAAAATAGCGCTATTAAAATAGTCTTCGTAGGCTTTCAAAATTAAATATACTTCGGACTCTAAGCAGTCTGCATATAATTCTTGGTTACTTTCTATAATATCCTGAGTATCAGCTTCTTTTAATAATCTATCGAAGCCTGATTTAACCTGATCTACGCCGCCTTCGATAGCAGAGCTAGAAGTTATACCCTCGTCGTCTAATATCTGAAGTAGAGAAAATTTAAGTACTGATAGCTGTCCCATTAGATCAGGGCTGGCGCTAATATACTCGGCAGTAGTAGGCTTATCTGTATCTTTTTTAGACTGCGGTAAATTAATAGCGGTATGCATACCCATGTGAAGCTGTCTTAGCTTCATAGTTTCAGGGTGAGATATAGTTAACTGCCCATGCCCCTGAGAAGCCGACGCAGTTTTTAAGTCTGAAAATTCTACACACCAGTCTATAGCTTTATCTGCTAAGTCTGAAGGTACAGGGTAGTCTAATGCTGTATCTCTAGAAAGAAAGGCTACGGGTAGCCTATTAATTTCGTTAGCCTTAATCTCCATCATAGTAATATTAGGACGCCCTTCTATTTTCCCTTTAGTTATTACTCTTACGAAGTAGTCTTTATCGTAGAAAGAATATTTTTTAGTCTCTGCGCTCGTATCTCGCTGGTCTTCTTTAGTCGTCTGCTCTATACCGTCCATACCTTTAGTTACGTCTGTACCTGAGTAACTTAAAATAAAAATTCTAGGCTTACCGTAGTCGTCTGTAACTAAGTCGTACTCGTAGGGGGCTAACGCCTGAAGAGTATAAGAGCCTTCTAGCTCGTCGTTATTTTCTGGCGGGTTAGTATAAGAAAGCCATAGAGCTACGTACTTCTCTCTATTATAAATTCTATCGGCTTCTTTAAAAGCTCTACTAAATTTAAATTCGTTATATATCTCTTCGAGCTTTTTAGTTTCTCTTTCTGTTTTTAATTTTCTTTTAGGAGCGTTTTTGTAGGCTTTAGATTTTTTACTAATAACCTTTTCGACTATTCGTACGTTACCGACTCTAAATTTACTATGAGTCTCAGGGTATAAACCTGTTAGCCTTTCTTTAACGTGGTCTTTCTGCCTACCTTCTTGGCACTCGAAAGAAGTAAAAGAGTCTTTTTTACGTTTTATATTTTGGCTACTCTCAATGTCTTCGATAAGCGCATAGATATGCTCGCGCTTGGTTAGGTCTATATTTTCTACGTCTAAGTCTAAAGCCATTTTATTAATCCTAGTAAAAAGTTATTGCTGCGTTAGTTGTATTTAATTCGTACTCTACGCAATACCATATACCATAAGAAATAGCGGTACTCATATCTTGCCCTTCTGTAGTCTGGTCTTCGATATAGCCCGCATTTTCTTTTAGCCTTGTATTTCTAAAGCCCTTATTAACAAAATGGCAGTTATTAGAAACTGCTACAGCCATTACGCCTTCGCTATTTTCTAACTGTCCATTAGTTACGTTATGCCTATCTCTTAGAGGCGGGTTAACAGTAGGTACTTCTATAATATAGTCTAATACGTCGCCGTCTCTGCGTCTATAGTTAGCTAAAAAGTCTTCTATTATCTCGTAGTCAGTTAGTCGGCTTTTACTTGTACCGCTTCGACCAGTAGCGTCGCCATGTATTATTATCTCAGGGTTATGGGGTAAGTCGAAAATACCTTTACCCGCCCATTCATCTAAAGCGTCTTCAGTACGCGCCCCTTCTACTGCTACTTCGTCGAATATTGTAAAGCGTTTATTTTCTACGTTATCAGCTTTCTTGTTAAACTGGAAAGCAGCCGAAGACATAGGCTTACCTTTACTAATATTAAAGTCGAAAGTTAATCTAATGGGCAGCCTCTTAATATTTTTTACGTTAGTCTTTAAATGTTTATCAGGGTCGTAGTTATAATAGATAACGTCAGTATTAATATAGAGCCATTTACCATAAAGTAGCCGCTGTACCATTTTAGTATCGTACTTCTCTTTAAGAGAGTCGATATACCATTTAGGTAAAAAAGGATTAGAAGAAGTAACCGAGTAGTAAGTATGTCTATCGTTATTTTTTCTAGAATAAATATCAGTTATCTTTTTAGCGCCGTCTATAAAAAACTCGTACGCTTTATGGCTAGGGTCGTCTGGATTAGTAGCAGCTATAAAAATATTTTCTTTTATATGGGGTAGCCGCCCTAGTCTGGCTATGCACTCAGTAAAGAAAGCCATTTCTTTATTATTATTTTCTGTTAACTCTTCTATGACTATCATTGATAATTCTAAAGACCTAAACTTAGTATATTTTTTATCGTGCCATGATCTACTAATAATTTCAGAGCCATTTTTTAAAAACTTTATCGAGCTAGAAGTATAATTAATTATGTAGTCTACGCCTTCGACGAAAGCATTAGTTAACATTTCTATAATTTTTAAAAAGATAGTATCTTTAAGGTCGGGCATAGCCTTACGGCCTATCATAGCCCTAGCTCCGTTAAACTCTGTACAGTGTTTAATAACTAACCAAGCTAGTAACGTAGATTTAGCCGAGCCTACCGAGCCAGATAAAAGTAAATAGTGTGGGCCTGTAGAATAATCGAAGCGACATTTAATATCATAGATTACGTTATATTGATAAGGTATTAACTTAGGGTTAAACGTAAAGAAGTCTGGCGTAGAAGTAGTAACCGCAGTAGACATATATTTAGTCTAACTCTTCGGGCTTAACGTCTAACTTAAAAGCGAAGCCTTTAGCTAACGTCTCTTTACCTAAGTCTATTTCTTGTTTTTCTTTCCATTTCTCAGGGTCTTTATTACCTAGATAATATTTTAAGGCTACTTCAGAAGGGGGGTAATTCTTAACGACTGTTTTAGTTTTTACTAACCCGTCTTTAGTTAAATGGGTTTTAGTTTCTTTACATGAGTAGCCGACTGCTCTTTTAAATAATGCTTCTTCTGCTTTACCTATCGCGCAGCCTTGAGCTTCTTCCAGTGCTAGTCGTAACTCTTCGCTACCCTTACGCCAGCGGGCTAAAGTTTTTTCTGTAATATCTAATAGCTCTGAAATTTCAGAGTAAGTATTACCGCGATAAGCTAGGTTTTTTATTACGGGTATTAATTTCTCATTAAATTTACAGTTACCATGATCTAACTTAACTTCTTTAGGCATACCCGTACCTATTTCTTCAGCTTTTTTTAAAGCCGCTGTCTTCTTCTTGGTAGCTTTCTTAGCTACTTTTTTCTTTTTAGTAGCTTTCTTTTTTCTAGTAACCATTTAACCGCTCCATAGTTAAAGAGTATAGCATAGATTAATCTTTAGACGACATACCTTTAGGTAATATTAAAGCCGCGCCTTTCTCGTCGTACACTATCTCTCTTAGTCTTTCTTCACTCGATCTAAAGTTATTGTAAGCGCCTTCTCTAACTATTGAGTAACTTACTTCGAAGTTAAAAGTATTTTCGTTAACCTTTAAAGGTTTAACCCATACTTTAGCGACTTTACCGCGCCTATCGTTACCTTCTTCTATGACTTCTGCACCTACTTCAAATAAAGTTTTAATTTCAATTTTTTGCATAGTAACCCCTTATTATTATTTTTTATTTTATAATAAGATATATTTTATACAATACTTTTACAAGTCTAAACCGCAGTTACGGTTACGTTAAAGTTACACTAACCGCCTATATCATATATATTCTTTATCTCTTTCTCTTTTTATTATTCTTTTTATATATATATTTACTGAAGCATCTAACCTTATATAGTAGACTAACGTAACTAAAGTAATAAAAACTCGGTTAAAAGTAATAAAAAACCCGCTCATTTCGGCGGGTTAATTAGGTTACGCTATCTTTTCAGGGTTACGCTTTAAAATGCTACTCCATTGCTCCGCGTCTGACTACATAGCGTTATATTTAACGCAGCCCTATGAGTTTTGCCCTGCATACTAACAGGCTTACAAGTTATATGCTTACTCTTTAATTCTTGTGTAAATTTCCTTCTACCCATTATATTACGCTCGCCGTTATCGTCCATATAGTTACGATAGTCGTTAAAAAGGTCGCTAAGTTTTACTTTCTCGCCTTCTTTCTCTTCTACATTTTCGCCATACCATAGATAAAAAGTATTAGAAGACTCGATAACTTCGCTTACTGAAGCGTCTACAGAAATAGAAGGGGTAAAGCCGCCTTGCTTTTTTAATCGCTTGTAACCTTCTAAAGCCTTGTTAAAAATACCTGATAGCTCTAACTCTAGGTCGTTATGAATATTACTATTTACTAAGTCTGGTCTACTTTCTAAATCTAAGTCGAAAGGGATAACTAAAAGCCTACGTCTCATACCTGTAGAAGTATCAGCTATAAAAGGCATTTCGTTATAGGTAATAATAATTTTAGCTTTAGATAAAAACTTGAAAGGGTTTTTAAATTTCTTCTGGGCCATAACTGTATTATTACCAGTTAGATTTTTAAAGACGCCCGTTTCTTTAAAACAAGTCGGCGGCTCTTCTTCTGAAATATTTACTAGGCTTCTCTGCATTTCTGCTAAAGCGAAAGGGTTAGTATTAATAGATACTAAAGGTACGTTAGAAGTATTAGCCTCGCCCATTAGCTTACGTCCTACGTCTACGAAAGTACTTTTACCATTTTTACCCCCGCCTGATAAGATAAGGGCTTTATGATAAATGTACTCGCCGCCATAGATACAGTAACCTAAGTACTCTTCTAAAATTAACTTTAGGTCTTCTCTACCTAGAGTAACGTCGTCTATAAATTTATCCCATGTAGGGCAAGTAGCCGAAGGGTTAAAGTCGTAGGGTAAGCAATAGGTAAAGTTATAATCTGGCGTATGGGGGGCAAGCTGCCCCGTCTCAATATCTAAAACTCCATTAGCTAGATTAATTAAACCTTCGGGGGGCGTAGATAAGAAACTTAAAGGGCTAACGTCGTTAGCTTCTACAGCGTTTAAGTACTCTACCCGCTCGGCTTCTTTAACTGGCTTCATAAACATATCGTTACAAAACTTTTTAACTTCTGCGGTTAGGTATGGGCGGTAGTGAGTAGTATCATAAACGTAAATTTCGCCCGACTCTGCTATATGTTTATAGTTATACTCTCTTTTAAAATATTTAACTAGGTCGTCGTACTGCCTAACCTTACCGCCTTTAGCTCCTAATAAAGTAAAGCCTAAATGCTCAGTACCTATATAGTCGTCGCCCCTTAACATAATAGGGCTGGTTATTTTATTAAAATGGGGGCAGTCATTACAGCCGCCCCATATATCATTAATACCTGTACAAGTCCTAGGGCCTGAAGTTTCTAAAGCCTGCTCTGTAAAGTCGCCTAACTCTTTCGAGTTAATAGAAGGGCTACTAAATTCTTTCCAGTACTCTGCGCTGGTCTGGTTATCGTCGTCGAAATGTCCAGTAATAGAAAGCATAGCGTAGGCGTGCGGCTCGTGTACTTCGTCTGGTTTTTCTTTAAGCCATTTAAAAAAATTACACTGGTCTAATATTTCTTTTTTATCTGGTAAGGGAAAGCTACCTTTAGTTAAGCTAAAAGTATCTCTAGGCTTATCGAGTACAGGTACTATAAAAGGCTGCTCTTCTAGTTTATTTTGTTTTAGTGTAGCTACTTTAACGACTTCTACTTTAACGCCGTCTATTTCTTTCTCTTTTATATTTCTGGTAAAAGGTAGTCGTAGTATTCGGGCATAGTCCCATGCTGTAGTATCTTTATCAATGGGTAAGCCCGCTTCTTCGAAAGCCGCTACTGCTTTATCTAGTAGCTGGCGATAACCTAGCCGCGCTTTCTTTATAAAGGTTTTGTCTTTCCATAAAGGTACTTGTACTAAAACATGGCAGCCATTACCTGAGTAGACTATACCGCATTTATCTAAGTCGAAGCCTAGAGCTTTAGCTAGTACTGGCGGGTACTCGTCTATGCGGTCTAGATCAATACCGTCTAAGTCGAAGGGTATAATATTTTGAGCTTGCCACGACTTAAACTTTCTTTCGCCTTCTAAATGATGGGCGACGGTATAAAATAAATTTTGCTGGTCTTCTTTCTTTAGGTATTTCGGTAGGTCGGCTTCTACGTTGTCGAATAATTCTTTAAGATCATTATAGGCGAAGCCTTTAACTGTCCTAAAATATCTTACTAACTCTCCTTCGTCATTAAAGAAGGTCTTTAAATAGCCTACTTGTATCATTGTAACCCCCTTTAGTTTTTTTCTATTTCTATATATTCTACGCGGTCTAAGTTTATTATTACTTCTTCGTGTGCCGAAGTTGTTAGGGTTATTAGTCTCTTCTGATTATTAAACCAAGTTTTAACCCCGCTTACTGTCTTCGCTTCTCGTCCTTCGCCGTTTATAAATATACTAGTAGTGCAGTCTATACGCTTACCCGAAGCCATGTAAAAATGTACATCAAATTTCATTGTAACCCCTTATCTATTTTTTCGCTCTATTACCGTATAGCCTTTTATTTTGAAGCTGTCTTTTATTTTTTGAATTTTTATATTTTGATCTGCTGTACTGCTTACTATCTCGCATTAGAGTAATGATAACAGTCTTATCTAGATTTAAAATTAATACGATACCGTTACGCCCTAGAAGTCTGTAAGAGTCTGCCCTATCTAATCTTTTACAGCGTCTTAATGTCCTATAATTTACATAGGCTTCTTGTATCGCTTCTATAGGTATATTTCTTCTCTTTATTCTATGTACTGCGTGTTTAGTTAGCTTTACTTCTTTATCGTTTATTTTTATCGCGTCCATAACCTCATTTTTACCTGTACTTAATAGAGTAGAGTAAATATTATAGGGTCGTAAAGGTATTTCTTTAGTAACCCCTTTAGGCTGCCTTTACTCCTAAGCCCCTGTTAATAGCGGGGGCTTTCTTTTTTTGACATACCTAAAAAAATTTTCTACTCTGAATATTCTAAAATTCTAAAGGGGTATTACATGACTAAAAAACAGGGCTATCTAATAGCCGAAATAACCGCGCTACTATGTCAGGGCTACGAAGACATTAATAACAAAAATGTAGATAAAGAAGAAATAGCCGCGCTTAATAAAGTAGTAAGCGCTTCGTTATCTAATCTTAAAAAACTTTTTAGAGTACATTTACAGCACGATAAGTTATTAGGCGACTTACAGCGGCTAGACTCTGAAGTAGAAGAGTTAACTAAAGCTAACGCGTCTTTAGCTGAAGAGCGAGATAACGAAAGAGAAAGGGGCGACATTAATTACGATAATTTATGTAGGCGCGAAGAAGAAGTAAAAGAGCTTCATATCAAATACTGCGAGCTTAACGACCTTTATAATACTGTAAGTGACCAGTTATTAAAAACTAAAGAAAGCTCTGCTACTATGCTAGAAAAACTTAACGAAGCTACGAATAGAGAGACTAAAGCCCTTAACAGGGTAAGCGAAGTAGAAGCTAACTTAGAGAAAGCTATACAGGGTAACGAAAATTTATACCAAGCCTGCAAGACTAAAGAAGAGCAAGTAGATAAGTTAATAACCCTAGCCATTTCTTTAGGGGGTAATAAATGACCGATAAAAACAGTGAAAGTAAATTTAGAGAGTGGCAAGATAATATCTGGGATAATTGTCCGTGCTGTAAAGATACTTACAGTAATGGCGAAGCAGCATGGAATCACCAACAAAAAACCATAGATGAGCAAGCGGAAAGAATTAAAGAGCTTAAGGAACTATTAAAATGAGCGCCATAATGATAGCTAGGTTAATATACCTACTTAATACTACCCATATAAAAAAGCGTTTAGTAACTCATTGTACTTTTTATAACGTACAGTACAGAGATAAAATTAATTTAGAAAAAAGGTTTTTTAAATGTCTAAAAAAATACGAAGTAAAGAGTCCTTTTTAGTCTGTAGCGTATGCTCTAAGGCTAAATCTACAGCGGCCTATACTTTAAAATGGCAGTTACAGAAAGCAGTATGTAACTACTGTAGGGAATTTTCACCTTTTAGCGCTCAGGTAGTAACTCAAAATAATAAAAAAACAGATAGGGCAGTTAGCTGCTTACGCTGCGATAAAACTTTTAAAGGTAGGGCTAACGTACGTATATGTACTGGCTGTAAATCTACCGAAGCCTATAAAGACGATCAATTATTTCAATATTTCACTACAGGGGCGATAGCATGAGTAAAACAGATATTAGAAACGACGGCGAAAATAAAAAAGAAGCGCCTATTAAATTACATAACTGGTCGTCTGTAAGAACGATTAAGAGA